TGCCTGTGCTGCCTCGTTAGCCTGCTGCTGCTGTGCTAGCATCATCTCCTCACGCTTCATAGCATCAGCCTCTCGCTTAGCGATAACTCTCTCTAATCGCTCTATACCTACAGTGATATCCTTCTCTATAAGTAATCTTGTGGCATCAGCGAATCCTATCTGTCCAGATGACAGTGCTGTCTCTACGATACCTCTGAAGCTCATCAGGTCATCGAGTATAGGTGGAACCTCTTCCATAAATACTCCGAAGTCGTCAAGCTCTAAATCCATTGTATCTTCTAGGAAGTCAACGCCATCATCACCGATTATAGGTGCATATCGCTCATTACCAGCAAAAGAAAGCTTAACAAGTCCAGCCTGATGATTCAGCACCTGCTCGTTAAGCATCTGGAATAGGTCGTCTGTTGTCCTTGTAGACATTGACGACTGCATTAAAGCTGTTTGTGTTACCCCTAGCCCTTGATTTGCACCAGTACTCTGCCCCTGTCGGGCGTAGTTGACACCTGTGATAGCATCCATCTCCACATCTATCATCTGAGAGATTTTGATGTAGTACTCCACAGAACCCGAAAGTGTCTGGTCTATAGTGCTAAATTGATTGTGTGTTGATGGTAAACCGTCCTTTCTAGAGTCGAAGTAGGCTATACCAGCAGTTTTTAATGTGCTCTGTACGTCCTCAGCTTCCCAACCTTCTGGAGTCTGAGACACATCATACATAAAGCCTTTCCTGCCAGCGGTGTTCATCTCCAGCTGTAGATTGTATAGGGTTATATCTTTTAGCTTCTGTAGCCCCTTCATCTGCTCTGTTACCGATACAGACCTTCCGTTAAGGAAGTGCGGAACAAGCCCCTTTATAGGACATGATGTCTCTGCCAGAGATTCATTCTCTCTGACACTATTCTCTATAACACCCCAATCTTTCAACAGCTCGCCACCGATAAGTGTCGCCTGCCGCCATTGGGCTATAGTATTTTTTCTAAGCTTGCCAGCGGTAGCTTCATCCGATACCTCTTTGATATGCTCTCCACCGTTGTTATCCTCTGTCTCTCTATGGGTTACCACCTCTTGGTCTAGCCAGTATGCTGATAATACAAGCACCCTAAGGTCATTGTTTTCAGTCTTGAAGTATTGCAGGCTTGAGCTTGAAAGTGCACCAAACATAGCGTTAGTATCGCTTACACCTGAGCCCTTTTGATAATTTTGCCACTTGCCGTATACCTCTTTTATCTCCTCCTGAGACAACCCATACTTAGATGCTGCATCAGCTAAGGTCATATACTTCACCTTGCCAATATATGTTGCGTCTGACAGGAAGTCATCTGAGGCCGAGGTATCAAAAACCACTAGCCGAGGGTCTATCCTCTGAGAGTATGGTAGACCGTCTTTAATCTCATTCTCATAGAAACACTTGCCCATTATACGCAGGTCTCTATACGCTGCCAGCCTGTTATATATCCACTTGTTTTTCTTTGCCAGCCACCTTAGAGCTCTCTCCATGATAAGCTCATTCTTCTCCTTGAAGGTATACTTGTAGAAATCGTCAATCTCCTCGTCCGACTCCATCACCTGCCTCTGTGGGGCGAGGTCTAAGCCGAATTCATCTTCCAGCTCCTGTCTTGCGGGTGCAAGCCTCATATCCACCTTTGCCTGCTGCTTAAACTGTAGCTTCCTAGCCTTTGCATCTTTGTTTATAGAGGCTGCATTGATGGTATATCCTCTTGACTGAAATTCTCCCATCAAGGTTTCTATCCTTACCCTGATGCGGTTAAAATTTATCCACCTCGCTGGTAGTGCCTCTCCGTCTGCCGACTCTTGAAGGAATCTAAATTCTTCTCCACTCTGGTCACCGTTGAAAAACGCTACAGACTCGTTCATTGCGGCATAATCGAGGTCATAATTTGTGCCTACACTTTCATTTATAATAGAAAGCACAAACGACCTATGCCATGCCTCATTCTTGTCCTTTTTGGCGATGTCTGTACGTGGAAATGAAAATTGTGCGTTATCTATTGATTTTTTGGTACTGGAATTAGCCATAGATTTATTAGTTGAGTGTATGTACTCTACTATTTACTACGACAAATATCATACCAATTCTCAAATTGGGAAAATGTCCCAGAAAGGGAATTTATTTTCTTGCCCTTTTTACGTGTCTTATGTTCCCCTTATTGTCCATAACATACCTGTGAGAAGGCAGTCTATGGTCTGTAGCCCCTTTTTTCATAGCTACAGTCTTATCCTCTTTTAGAAGCATTAATGCTAAGCCAAATGCCATTACCCTATCTGTATTATCAGCACCGAAGACAAGAAACTCTTTTAGGAGATTTTCGTCTGGAATCCACTTTGAATAATCATCGATATAATAAATGGATAACTCTTTAAGATAATTTTTCTTTGGTGTGGTCATATTAACACCAATTGTTGTTGATGTTCCACCAAACAGTTTTATCACCCCCTGAGGTGTTGTCTGGAGCAGGTACTTTAAACCAATCTCGTCAAAATGAGATACCATTCCACTCCTGTTTGTCTCTATAAGAACCTTTGTCTTATTATAATATCGAAGTAGCATCGCTGCCTGCTCATAGTAGTCCTTGACCTTCAGTGGTCTAGCGGTATACTGTGCCACTATCTTTGCTGGCTCTACCCCTAGCTGCTTTTTAACTATATACATCGATAGCTGCGATAGCTTGGGGTCTGGAAACTCTAAATCATGGTCTACAGGGTCGCATCCTGCAACATACAGGTCTTTAGTGCCTGTCTTGGCATGTTCGTAAACAATAATCTCTCCAAGGTCATTAGGAGTAAATACAATATTATCCTCCTTGTTTACCGTCATAATCCCTCTAGTGGCTTTTGGTGGGCTTATAGAGATTTCGTCTAGCTGCTTCTTTATCTTGACGATATCTCCTAATCCTCCAGCGGTACTCTGAGCAAATGCCTCCTCTATTGTCAGAGGATATTTCTGTAGGAAGTCATAATAAGATTTTATCGACAGACCCGCTCTGCGCTTCCTCTCGTATACAATCCAGCGTATGGTCTCCTCTATCATGTCGTTACCAAACTCGTCTACCATGAGCCCCATATAGCCCACAAAGAAGAACCTATGTAGGCGATATATCTCGGCATTATCCCACATCTCCTTTAGACCTCTACCTGCTCTTCCTATCTCTCCAGATGTGCCAAATAATACTGGCATACCTACTCTTTTGGTCTCCTCCATCATCGTGTCCTCGGTGAATGACCACATCTGAGGAAGGTCTTCCTGCTTGCCAGCCTCATCACATATCCACTTATTAAGAATATGACCCTCAAATGCTGATACTGTAGGAGCTTTAACAGTTACATATGACTGATTACCAGTCTTTATATCATTTCCTAGCTCATCTTTCTCTTCATCATATAGGTGGATAGAATCTTTTGTTCTGCCACCAACGATAACCCTTAAAAATACTGGAAGGTTCTCAAATATAAACCCTACCTTCTCAAATAGGAGTCTGGAGTCTTCTTTAGTTTTAGAGTTCATCCCTACAGCATAGAAGTCGTTGAATAGTATGTCATGCAGGGCATCTAGGGCTTCCAGCCATGAGGCTCCTACCCTTCTACGCTTCACACATGCTATCCCCCATCCACCCTCATCTTTTGTCTCTGTGAGGAGCTTAAACCACTCATTCTGGCATACCCTGTAGTCTGGTGTGAACCTACCCTTTGACAGGTTTATCATCCACATATAGTTGAAATAAAAGTACATCTTTCCAGACATACCTTTATATCCAAACATACATCTTTTTATTTCCTCCTCCTCCCAGATACGCTTCTTTCTGTCGTCTTCAAATACTGGTATCTTTACCCTTGTGAACTTTGTTGTATTCTTCTCAAAGGGCTTCATACCTATCTTGCGAAGCACATCCTCGTATGTAGCCATGTACATGGTCACCTTCTCCTCGTTTTCTACGGTGTAGTTGCGCTTAGGTATTAAGACTACATCATCCTCTTCCTCTTCGAGGCTGACAATATCGATAACTTCACTCATTTATTTTGGTGTTGCTCTTGTTATTGATTTCTTATGACTTGACTTCTTGCTTCTACCGATACTACCACAATCATCGCATCTAAACGAGTCAAATGAGCTTGCTGCGGTTCTATATGGCGTACCTCCAAAGGTAAGATTTACACTAGCACACGATGGGCATACTGCCACATCATCTTCAATAAATAGTCCCATATTAGGGTGTGGTTTTATCCAGCTACGCATCCTTAGATACAGGCTTTCAAGGACAAGGACATCTTTTCGATTATATTCCTCCATCTTTATCAGAGAATCTTTGTCTCCCTTCATGCAACCATCCCACAGCTTAAAGCCTCCTGTGTCCATCTTTCCTTCCATCCCAAGCACCTCGCAAGCGTAATCTAGTTTGTTGCTGGATATAGAGAATTTATTTCTAAGGTGAAGAAGTGTATCTATCACCTGATACGGCATAGGGGGGTTCATTCCGTTAAGGAAAAATCTTGTATTTAGCTTTTTAACATCAAACCTTACTGCATTATGAGCGATTATAATGTCTGCCTCATCCAGCAGCTTCCAGATGCTCTCTGTTATGCGGCTGTCGTCTTGAGCTAGGGCTTCCTCTGGGGTCAACCCGTCTGAGAGAACCTCTTCCTCAAAAAGCCACTTAGCAGACCATGTGAGCATAAACCAATCTGTTTGAAGCATATTTGTACCTATATCTTGCTGCCAGATACCCCAAGTGTATGCCTGTAGCGGAGCTGTCTCCACATCAAAAATTAATACTTTTGCTGGAGATTCCCTTGTTAAATCAACCTTATATTCCGATAACTCAGAGATGTTAGGCTTCCATCCTGCCTTCATGGCTAAAACGGCTTCGTACTCATCCTTATTGAGTCTCGGTCTATACTGGACTGGTTCTATCATATAGTTATTTTATTCAGTTTGTGTAGTCTTATTGTCTCTATGAACAACTGCCGTAGAGCATTCAAAACATAGCTCATCTCTAAATGATTTGGCTCGTTTAAATACGACTCCAGCTCACTGATAGCTATTGATATATTGGTTATTTTTGCTGTTTTAGGATGGTTCTCCATCCCCTCTGTAAGAGAAATAAATGTTGGATTTATCATCGACTCTGATAGTATCGTAGATATCATCACCAGAGCCTCATGAGCATCAGGGTCAGTATTCATCAGGTCTCCCAGCGACTGGTCTAGGCTATCCAGCATAACAGCTATAATGTCATCCTCGGATATCATGCTTTCAGCTGGAACATTTTCTGCCATCATCTTTAAATCCTTTGATGACAGCTCTAAATCCAGCAGGTTATCTATGCTTACCACCTCTATGTCGCAATCCCAGTTCTCTCCAGAGCCTACAAGGTCATCCTTTTTTATGTTTACGCCAGCATATTCTTGTGTGGGTAGCAGGAGTATCCTGTACTTATGGGTGCTCTCTTCTGCGAGATATACTCTCCCATTTTTAGGCTCACCGTTAAACATAGATGCCCCAAACTCGTCATTCCATTCAAACTTGTGAATGTATAGGTACTTACTTCGTGCCATCTAACAGGTCTTTATTTTCGTGAACGTTGCCGATGATTTCAATATCATAATCCATCCACCTATAATGCCCTCCGTATGATTTTTTAATATAAAATGAGGCATCAGAGAAAGCTACAATACCAGCTTTAACTTTAACCCCGTGATATGGTTCGGTATAATCTTTTAATATATTCACTATATCCCCCTCATAAATATCTTTACCGTTCTTATCTTTTAGGCCAGTGTATTGCATGATTGTACAACCTTTGTCAATCCATGTTTCTAATTCTGTTCCTATATTATCAATTATAGGATAAAGCATTTCATTCATTTCGTGAGGTGTACCACTATACCAGCCTCTAAATTTTATTGTTCTCATTTTACTTATTTCTTCGTGCTTCCATTACCATATCAAGAGTAGACTTCGGCTTTTTAGCCACTGTGCTATCCTCCTCCTGCTCATCGAATCCTGACCTTAGGTCTAGGTTGTCTTTTATAATCTTTCTGCCAACAACTAATTCTTTATATGTTTTTGATATTTTTATATTTAAGTCCCAGTCAGCCTTATTATTCTTAGGCTCCTTGAGTTTCTTCATGTAATCATCAAGATTCTGGTCATATGCCTGAAGAGCCTCTCTGTCTAGGTCTCTCTGCATCTTATTGAATGCCACTATAGCTGGAGCTATATGGGGCAGATGCTTCTTTTGCAGCTCAGGGTTTATAAGCTGCCTTGCTGTTTTATCCATTCTTTTTACACTCTCACGCCTATATCCTACCTGCTCTGCTGCTTGTTCTTTTCTATCATTCTGTGATAGCTGCCTGTAAGGGGTTTGGTAATCGTATGTTAAGAAAACCCATTTTAACTCCCTATCTGAGCATGGCTCAAATTCGCTTATAGCGAGGAGTTCTTGGTTATCTTCTCTTACGGGAGCTTTAGTTACTAGAAATAACATCTTTTTCTTTTACTGTGAGCGTTCCGTCTGGTCTTGTTATAACTTCATATTTGTCACCGAATGTGGTTGCATAAGTCCAAATATCTTCATCTTTTTCTTCCCAATCATCTGGAAAATGAGCTATTCCCATATATTCTGTCATTTGTTTATCTCTTTAAATTGTTTAACCGCCCCCCGCACCGATTCAATTAAATTTTCGTAAATCGACATACAGGGTTTAGCACCCTGAATTATATCATTATACTCATCAAGAAGCCTCATCAAACCTATTCTAATATTTACCACCTCTTCAGCAACAGCCTCTAGGTCTATCATCTCCTCTACAATCATCGTATGGTCTGCCAATGTCAGCCTTTTATAAGACTCTAGGCTCATATCCTCGACATCTTCCGACTCATCTCCAAGATAGAACATCAGGTCTGATAGCCAGTCCATTGTAGATGTCAGCAGGTTATATCCATCTGTAAGCTTCTTATATAGCCTCTTTGTAGGTCTATACTCCACCTGTGCTGCTGATACTATAGCTCTGATATAGTGCATTCTACGCTCCATATCTGTTAATTTGCTATGTAGCTCGGATATTACAATATCCTTCTCGTACAGGTCGTCTGTGATGTTTGTCTGGTTATCTTCTTCAACTGTCATCTTTTTATATAATCCTTTAATGCATCTCTAAACAATTTATGAAATCCTATGCTCATTGGAGCATAATGATATTCGCTTTTATCTTCTACAGGATAATCTTTTTTAATAGGCGTAGGACATATATGCTCAATATGAGCAACAAGTCCATCTAATCTCTCTCCACATCCCTCACAGCTTGTCATCTCTCTAAATATTCAATTAGCCCATCTGTCTTATGTAATCTGCTTAGCAGCATCCTATCCAGTGTCACCTTAAAGGTTCCTCTCGACCCTTGACCTACCTTTTGCGTATAGTATACATCTACATCATCACCCTGCGAGTGATAGTTAATCGAGCTTACTCTCGTCTGCTTGTTCATCATCTGAATTTACCTCTTTTGTTACTACAAGTGTATATGGCTCTGTTGATACCCATAATCTGCCTTCAGCATCCCTAAATGTTATCTGGCTAGAGCTAGATAACAATAAATGAGACTTAGGGAAAATAGCTTCAGCTATCTGTATTCTTACCTCATCATCTTCATAGCTCATTATCGCACCATCTTCAATATCCTTTTTTCTTTGTGCTTTAGTCGGCATCGTTGTCATCTTTAATTTCATCAAAATCTCCTACCATCGTCCCTAATAGATACTGCCTCTTCAGCGCATGTTTTACCATCTCTGGGAGGCTTCTGCCCTCTAGAGCCTTCTTAGACATCTCCATCTCTGGCAGATTCCATATCTCGTCAAACATCTCTGACATGATGTCTATAGCTGTGAGTTTCTTCATAATAATTCTGGATTTTCGTGTATGTTGCCGATGATTTCACTCTCAGAGGTTTTCAAATCAGAAATGTTATATTTTCCATTGGCAAATATTACCGTAACCCGTCC